GGTCGTGAATTATGCGCCTCTAAGAATGCGTAAATAATGTTCTGTGGATCTTCACCGATAATTGCTTTACACATCGCAACTCTCATTAATGAATAAAAAACTTCTTCACCCCAACCACCGTGATCCGCTCGTTTCTTATACCATTCCTCTGCCTTTTCCCACTGCTGTGAGTCAAAGTATGATTGTGCGAGATAAAACATATAGCGACCATTATCTGGTTCATAGTTTTGATCTTCGGGATCTGTCAAAGCAGAGAGAAGAACTTCAGCATCTCTACTATACTTTTCAACTGGATCAATCCCAACGTTTCTTGCACCTTCGGTACGAGCGTTAATATTGTAATTACCATCAAGTCTCTTGACATTTGGATGTGGTTTTTCCTTTGTCGAGGCATATTCATGAAGAACACCAACATAATGCCACTTACTCGAAAGTTTAATTAACTGTGTTCTCCACCAAGTGAATTCTCCTCTGGTGATTCTTAAAGAATAACCATCAACATGATCTTCGACTGGGGGGATCGGGAGATCACCTGTCATAAAGTCATCAGCATCAATAATCAACGCATAGTCGCATCCACTTTTTTCTGCATTTTCAATTGACTCCGTTCTTGATTTACCAAAACCCTTCCAGTCCGATTGGTGAACTTCACCGGGAATATTTGCCTCTTCAAAGAAGTCTTTAATTAAATCTTGCGTACCATCAGTTGAACCTGTGTCGGTGATGTGATACTGATCTATAAATGGAGCGATAGATTTAAGACAGTCGAGAATAATGTGCGACTCATCTTTTACAATCATACAAAGTGCTACAGTTGGTTTACTCATCATCATCTCCCATGAACCAAAGATTTTTAGATTTCAATCTTTCGATTTTTATATTTTCACCCACACAAAAATTACAATGAACCACAATTTCAGATCCGAAAGTTTCGTTCACACTAAAGTATAAATGACCATTTGTTGCAAAAGAAACTGGAAACAAAGACCATTTTACCATACTATTTAGTTCTCTTCCTTGTGGGTGGTTATTGACTAAAATTTGATTCATCACATATTGATCATGAATCTCTTTATTTTTAACTGTTTTTTCGTTCTCTCTAAATGATTTTGAAAGTACCAAAAACTTTTTAAAAAAATCTATTGTTTTTTGATTGTTACGAATGTAAAAAAAACCATTGCAAATTGTAGAACCAACTGGTTGATCTGTTTGGAAAACAAAATCATAATCACTCAAGTTCTGAACTAACTCTAAATGACCCGTTGGATCACCGGCAAATGCAACATCAGTGTCAATCATAATGAAATCTTCATCACCATTTTCTAACTCTGTTATTAAATGTTCTATCCTCTTAAAACACAACTCAACAAAATTATCAGAGCCATACTCATTATAATTTTTGATTTCACAGTTTGTCTTTTTTATTTCAACATTATTTTTATTCGTAACGTAATTTTCTAATTCTAATTTTGCTTCATCATCACAATAAATTAAAACAGGTGTGTCAGAAAATCGTCTAAGGGAATGAACCATGTTCGCACACATTCGTGTGTTCCCAGTTGTTGTTATGGTAAAAAATTTCATAATTGTTGGGTAATCCAATCTTCGAGTTGGACTCTCGGATTCCATCCAAGAGTTTTCTTTGTCTTTGTAATATCGGCAAGTGTTTCTCTTGATTCACCCGGACGAGGATCAATTAAAACCGTATCATCTGAAATTAATTTTGCAATCTCATTTACAGAAAAATTAGTTCCAGTTCCAACGTTGAAAACTTGTCCGTATGTTTCTAGTTTCACAGTTGACGCAAGAATGTTTGCACTCACCACATCAGAAACATGAGTAAAATCTCTTCTCTGGTCACCGTCTGGAACAATGGTCAGTGGTTCTTTATTTTTTCTTTGTTTTAAGAACAAACCAATCACAGGAGCATACTGACCTTTTGTTGGTTGGCTTTCTCCATAAACATTAAAGTATCTAAACACCACAGTCTCTAGACCAAACAAGTCTGAATACATTTTGCAGAGTTTTTCTCCTGATACTTTTGATACAGAATATGGGTTGAGGCAATCATCTGGTTGAGTTTCAACATTTGGGATTTGATTAACCAAACCATATGCGGAGGACGTTGACGAATATACAACCCGTCGCACACCAGCCTCTCTTGCCGCTTGAAGCACAGAACATGTTCCATAGGAATTTGTCATCACCGCTTTAAGTGGATTTATAATTGCAGGCTGAATTCTTGCCTCCGCAGCACAATGAAAAACAGTATCAACATTCCCAAACAAGTGTTTAATTTTGTCATAGTCACAAATATCATGTTTGTAATATTTTGCTTTGTCGTTGTAGTGAAAATATTCATGGGCATCGGATGATTCGTTGTCTATGACAACAACACCATGTCCAGCGTCAACCAAAGAGTTGACAATGTTTGATCCAATAAAACCTGCACCACCTGTTACTAAGTATTTCATATTTGTTCCTTATCTCAACCAAGACCTATTAAACAATGCAACGTTGTTCACCAATTCCGCCGGGATGGATAATCGTCCAATCAAATCATCTCGAACATAAATCATGTTTCCAGTGTGACACACGAGTGAATAACCCAATCCTTTTGCGACAGAAAGACTATGTGAAAAAGAGGATGTTCCACTACCCTCCTCCATAGAGGTTGGTGGGATAGAACTGTTTACTTCAATTATTACAATTTTTGGTTTATAATTTTTATGATGTTCCCATATAGGATGATCACAATTATCAGTGTCTATGTTCAGCACATCATAATCTTCTGGAATTTTAGTTTTGTCCAAAATTTTATCAAGTTCCATTCCCTCTAATTTTTCGTCTCTATGTTTTCCCCAGTTAGTATCGCTTTCCTCTATCGTCCTAAGCACACTTTCTTTTTGTTCATTTGTGTAAGATGGAGGAATTACAGCGTAATTAAAAGCAATAACATTTGGAAACTGTTTTGGTAAATCCACAAGTTGTTCAAATTTTGGTTCACCCCGACCACCAACAATAGAGGGCTCAATCATAACAGCGTTTGCATTCTGTTCGATAAAACGATAAACATTACTATAAGAGGTTCCGTCATATGCACCAACATCAACGCACCACATGTTAGATGGAGTCAATCCAAGTTCTGTAATTAATTTTTGCAAAACTCCATCTTCACCGTTTTGACTATAATAATTTCCTCTAAATCTATCGTAATACATCGTTATTTCTCCAAACGGTTTTTGATCTCTAGTAAGTTTTTCACTCTCTCGTTGTATGTGTGTTTTTCTGAAAGTTTAAGTCCAGACAAGGCAATTTTATCATGACCCTCATTCCATTCAGAAAGTTCTCTCATTATTTCGTATAAGTGATCTTCGTTTTTATACATGAAACAATTTTCACCGTGAATGAATCCCAACTCATCATACTGTGGATTATAGTTTGTAAGAAGCAAAGTTCCACAACCAATTGTTTCAAATGATCTATAATTAATATCGTTCGCTATATTTTTATTGAAATGACAACGATACGAATTTATTGCACGAACCATGTCGTCTCCAATTACAAAGATGTCAAGTTTCATTCCGAAGTCTCTATCTAATTTTAGAATAAGTTCTTTTCTATTTCCAAAATTACCACAGAATCCGAAAGTATTTTCTTTTTGAATATTCATTGGAAAAATGAAGTTGTTATCGTATGCGTTCGGAAACCAGACATGATGATCTTCTTTCACAAAATCTTTAGTTGAGTGTAAAAGTTTGTCATATTTACCTTCAACAAAAGTCTTATTGAAGACTTGTTCCATTCCACAATGTGCATCAATTGACCACAAAAATTTTGTAGTTTTTACATCCTTTAAGTTAGGAACCCAGCCAGTCTCGTCATAGTTTTCAATATTCAAAATCAAGTCGTAACTGTCCCATACAGGATGCTCCATGAACCATTCATGTCCCAACCCCCACACATGACATTCGTGACCTAATTTTTCAAATGAACGCTGCAAAGAAAAACACTCTCTCAAGTGTCTGTTCTTGTCGTGTCTACCGTTTTCCTGAATAACTAAAATTTTCATTAATTTTTCCTCAACATCACTCATAGTTTCTCCATCACATGAGAATACTTTTTTTTCTCTTCATTGGTTGGAAATCTTTGCTTTCCAATATAATCGTTATCGTGAAATTTATTGCACGCTGGACACTGTAGAAAACAATGTCCTGGTCCGTGAGGTGGTTGCCAGAAGGGATAATTTTCTTTGTCATCTTCAATTCCACTATGCCATTCTGGGAAATCTTGTTTCCACCACCCATCTCCTTTTAATCTTCGTATTGGCGGATTGTGTTTGTTTTCCATAGGGTGAGTTTGTGCCGGAAACTCTTCATCATGCGTAAAAGAGTCTCCAACTAAGTATGGATATATTTGGGATAAAAATCTTTGATCGACACCGTGTGAATTGCTTCCATCAATTTTTAAATACTCAATGATTAAATTTTCTATGCTTGCAAGAGGGCCTTTTCGTATTCCCCAAGCACCACCGCATATTAACCATCCATGTTGGCAATTATCTCGTATAATGTGAAGACTTTTACCAGAGTCCAACCACTCATCGACACATGCTTTATCTCTAATGTCTAATCTTGAATCTGCGTCTCTAGAAATCATAACATCGACAGTTGGATCACCCGCAGCAAGAAATCTCCAAAACATACCATTCCATCCAATATCGTCTGTCTTGGTTATAATTTCAACATTACTTCTCTTTTGTAATTCTTTTATGGCAACCTCTGGAACGGTGGGAGCAACATAAAATCTACATTTCCAGTCGGGCCACATTTTTTCTGCAATATCCACATTTAAAATAGCACCCAAAACATATTGTGGGTTTGTTCCCCATAAACTAAAAGAAATAACTTTTTTCATATTATATTGTGTCCTCACAAATGCAAATCTGGATCTATAAGTTTCAGTTTTTCAACTAACAAATCAGCGAACTCTTTAGTCGGGATGTTATTTTCATCATACACCTGTCCCACAAAATCATTTCGATTTTGATAACTGCTCGGAAATCCTGTGCTAAATTCCCGTTTAGTAGCATCAGTTACAGGTTGGGTTGGGTGTCTATTAGAGTGTGCATGAAAATTAGGGAACTGATCGTGAATAAAAGACGCATCGGCGGTTAAAGAATAAATCAATCGCAAGAAAGTCTGATCTATTCCTTTTTCATTTAATGTAACGTTGACCTTTTGCGTCCAATCTAGAATTATTGACATAAAATCTGTATTACCACACCCAATTCTTTCTTCCACCAACGACATGAATGGTTTGCAAATAACACCCCACATCCCACCCATAATTCTTTCGGTGTGATATGGATGATCTCGCATGATATGAATAGGTTTACCGCTGCTTGCCCATTCATTAACCGCAGTTTTTTCTCTCGGTGTAAGTCTGGAGTCAACATCTCTAAATAAAACTACATCTGCACTGTCAACGGCAAAAAATCTCCAAAACATTCCCGTCCAGTCATTTGATGCCTTTACCATAATTAGTTCTGTGTTTGATCTACTCGCCAGTTTTTCCAAAGTTTCAGTTGGAACACTTTCTCCGACATAATATCGGCAAATCCAATCTGGATAAAGTTCAGATGCGTTGTCCGCATTTTCAACAGCGCCAACATTATACATTGGTTTATCTCCCCATAGACTGTAGGATATAACTTTTTTCATCGAGCAACCTTTTGTGTTTCTGTGTGGTCTGGGCTGTAAAGGTAGTGGTACAAAATTTCGTCTATGTAAATCTCAGATTTTAATAATCCAGATCCAACAAGTCTTCGAGAGTAATCTGAATCTTCACCGTTAGAAATTTCTATGAATCCGACTGCCTTTGCAATATCCAATTTTACTGGATTTAAATGATTAACTTTTCTTCTCTGAACGGCACACGGTACGGCTTCTCCACCGAAGTTGATATTTTCTTCTAATCGTTGCTCTTCAAACCTTGAAGAGTGTTTAAAAACCATAACTGGGGTTTCATCAATATAATACATCCCGTTGAATCCAATGCAATCGGCATTCGGTTTTTGTTGAATAGCAGCCATTATGTAATCGAAGTAAGCATCAGAAATCATGTCATCGTCATCAATGAAGCAAACATATTTTCCCTTTGCTGTTTGTAAAACTTCATTTCTTTTTCTTCCAACTGATTTTTCTCTATTGTCGTGTGCAACAATAACTTCAATATAATCTTGCCAAGAATTGACACAAGATTTAATCTTATCCATAAGACGATCAAGAAGTGCTTCCCTACCTCCAACTGTCAGAATACCAACACTCAAAACAATATTTTTTTCTTGTTTTGGTTTTGGTTTTAAAACTCTTTTAATTTCAGACTCAATTCTTTTACTCAAAGGTTCACAGTATTTTTTCGCATTTTCAAAATTATCATCCACATATTTTTTAACGGAGTCATAAAAGCCATAATCTAAATTTTCACATGCTTCGATAATTTCTTCGGCACTATTACAAATAATTATTCCTCGTGGATCAAAGAAGTCATCAATGTTTGGACATCCCCAATAAATGGGAATTGTTTTTGCCAACAAAGCGTCACAAATTTTTTCCGTAAAGTAATTTTCTTCTTTGGTGCTTTCTATGATAATACTAAACTTTGATTTAAAAAGTTCTTTCTTGTCATCGTTCGGTAACAAACATTCAAGGGAAACTGGGTTTCTTGTGCTAGAAAAGAAACGTTTATTTTTAATTTTGTTTTGTTGTTCCCAGACTTTGTGACGAAGTTCATATCCCTCTTTCCCACGATGATGTGTTATCAAAAAAGAAATGTCATTGGTTTTGTTCTCATGGAGTATATCAATTGATGGATGATAAAAACCAATGCCGTCCTTATGATCCATATCCTTGTATAGCCAAGTAGAACCATAAGGAAAAAATATGGCGTTATCACATTTTTCTATGATTTCGTCTCTCGAAGTAAGAATCAAATCATAATTCTTTGATTGATTTATTACATTCTCTGTTGTTTCTGTATTCTCTGATGTCGATGGTTCATTGAAATTACAAAACACTTTAAAGGTATCTGTTGAATGAAATCCTATATGACAGGATTCACCACATGGTCTTTGATTTTTTCCAAATCGTGTGAAATGAATTTCTACCGGATGATCGAAGTCCATTTGATTTTCATTTACGATGTAGTGTCCATTATAAACAATTGGTTTCATAAAAACTTTTTCACTTCCTCGAACATGTAGTCGTCTGATATTTTCATTTTACAAATACGATTATAGTTTTCTTTCACACTATCTATGCGAGAATTGTAATCGTCCATCGTTAAGTCACTCAACTGACTTGGATTATCATAAAATATAATTCCTTTGCAATCAAAATCTTCGCATATTTTTTTGGTTCCAACATAGATCGGCACAGTGCCAGTGGCAAAACAATCTGTTATCTTTTCCGTATAGTATTTGTCATACACGGAGTTCTCAATCACAAGAGAAAAGGCATAGTCAACAAGAGCATCTTCCTTCCCCGGCCATGATGTAACAAAATTACCTTTACCCACTCTTGGACTATCTCTATAACCTCCAAACAAATCAATATGTTCATAACATTCATCAACTATTCGATGTCGATCTCGATGTCCGGCACACATGGCTTTTCGTGAAGCAAGACAAGAAATCATTTTTGTTTTTGGGTGAATGCCCCAATGCTTTTTGTCAGTCCACGGGTAGTTACTCATCGGTGGAACATAAACAGCGTTCTCATACTCGTCTATGATCTCTTGTTCATGTGTAAAGATTCCGTCAAAGTGATGAGCAAACTTATGTAAACGAAATCTAACATCACCAAACAGAGCCGCATCTATCTCTTTTGATTCTGCAAGCCACAAAAAGTTTTTTCTTGTTTTATCCAGTGGAACCATTCCTAGATTAAGTTCACAATAGACACGAATAATTTCGTTGCCGTTCGTCCACTCGAAAGACTCTGGCTTTTGTAAAGCACAACTAGATGGCCCGGAGCCAAAATGTAGGCTCACGGCTTGTATTAAAGTTTTCCCACTGACTGCCATTCTATTTTGTCCTCACTCATACCCATCGCACGAAGGTTTTCTTTTTTACTTTCAACATCTGAAAGTCCCATCATGACAACAGTTTCTTCATTTTGTTCTTTTGGCCATGCACAATATTCTTTACCAAGGAAAGCCATGTTCATCTGCTCTTGTAACATATTAACAATCATGAAAAGAGGCTCATGATCAAAATGTTTTCTATTATTTTCCACAACTCTTTCGGTGCTTTGTATCCAAGTTTCTAAAAAATAAATTGTTTTCGGTGTTATATTAATCATAATTGGTGATGCTTTAAGACCACTTAAATCGCCATTTGATGTAACAAAAGCAAGATCATATGAGTGCGTTAACTCTTCAAAAACTAAAGGTTGTTTCAATAAGTAAGAATCAACATCCATCCAAACGAACGGCTTTTTTTTCGTCATTAATGTTTCTAGTAAAAATCTTGGTTTAGATAAACAGTTTTTTTGATAAGAACCCTCCGATTGTTTTTCTTTTATATCAAAAGGTATACCAAGACTTTCACATTCAGATATTAATCTTTTTGCATGATCTGAGTAATAGGTGCTATTATCAACATCACTATAAAAACTCACAAGTTCTATGTTCATTTTTTTCTTCCAATGTGGTACTTTGGAACAAGATCCCAATCATCTTTTTCACGGTGCGGTATAATTTTCATTTTTGCAAGAGACACGACTGGATCTTTTGAATCTTCTACATCAACAATGGCAAGGAGTCCCCAGTCTTGCAACAGATTCACAATTGTGTTTCTTCTTCCAATATCTTCGTCAGAAATGTTGCTCTCAAGTCCATCCAGTTCAAAGAGTTCCTTGAAATGAAGTATGACATATCGACCTCTTTTGTGTAAAATATGACAGGACTGATACAGTTTTTTCTCTTTACGAGAAGAAACACCAATTCTAGTCAAGGTTTCTTTTATCTTTAAAAAATCTTCGCTCTCGTTCAAAGAAACTTCAATACCAAGACCTTTGAAGATATCATCCTCTTCTTCCACCCTGACCCCCTGTTTCAAGCAAATGCTTTATCTCTTTTATTTGATCTGTTGTTAGTAAATCCATAACCTCTTCTGTCTTTGAATTGGAGTATCCATAATACTCTTTGACGATAAGAAATGTTTTGGATTTGTTATTCTTCTCCCAACGTGAAAATCTTTTCCTTTTCCGCAGAGAGTGTAAGTAATAATCATACTGGAGTCTGTTTTCGAGGTGAGCGTTTCGGTTCATCTCATTTGCATAAAGAATAGTATCTGTAAAATAAGAAAAACACTTATTCACAATAAACGGAGCATAATCCGACTCCGACATTTTATCGGATGACATAAGATTTTTTTTATCGTAATTCAGCGAATTAAGTGTTTCACTCAAATTCATATTCTTCTCCAATAGACAATTATACCGTATTTAGGGTTTTTATTACTTAAACTCACAAGAGGACATCAACTCAACGATACATGCTACCATATTGATCTCCTGATCAGAAACATGAGCCGCTTTGTATTGATATTCACCAAGAATCACAATTGCTTGTGGGATGGAAGGTTCCTTGAGATGAGAATACATCGCATCATAAATCTTTCGCATCAGATCCGTCACACTGTTGTCGAGGTTTTCGACAACCCACTTGCGTGCCTCTTTGAAGTTTTTCTCCTTCATATGAGTCATCAGATCGCTGACATGGATCTCACCGATGCGACTCAAGATACCAACATCAATCTCACCAGCAACAGAATATCGCTGGAGTTCATTGATAACTCGCCGGAAGTCTGGGAAGTATCGCATGATCAGTTCGGCAAGGACTTTAGGATCGTATTTGATCCCTTCCTCGTCGAGAATAGATCCACAACGCTTCATCATCTGCGAAGCGATAGACGGCTTCTCCTTCGCTGGAATGCGGAACTCTACATTAGTGCATCGAGAATGAATCGGTTCAATGATTCGATTCTTGTAGTTGCATGTCAATATAAAGCGGCAATTATCAGCAAATTCCTCAATCGCTCCCCGAAGTGCGGGTTGGATAGAGTTAGCGTTTGAATAATCAAATTCATCAAGGATGACAACCTTCTTACCTCCGTTGAGTGACACTGTGCTTGCGAAGTCACGAATCGTTGTCCGAAGCGTGTCAATGTTGCCACTCTCCGAGCAGTTAATCACAATGTGATCTGCGTTCAACTCGTTGCAGATCGCTCGTGCAACCGTGGTTTTACCAGTGCCAGCAGAGCCGGAGAACATGAGGTTCTGGCTCTCACCGGACTGGATCATATCTTTGAATGTCTCTTTCAAGTCCTCTGGGAGAACACATTCATCAATGGTCTGCGGACGATACCGCTCGACCCACAAAAACTGTTTCTGTTCCAAAATTATCCCTCGTAGTTAGAAGTGGATTCCAATGCGACATAGTATTCGAGATCATCGTTTGCCGAAGCAAAACGACTCACAACTTTCTCCGTGATCTGGCAAGTATAATCGCCGGGGAGGAATCGAAGATTCTCCAACTTGAAGTGGAAGTCAAACTTCTTACCACCAGAGAGATCACCGAGTTCGATGGAGTAATTATTGCTTGTTGGATCCGATTTGTCAAACACTTTACCAACAACAACACCCTCATCGGAAGAGATCGAAAGATCCTCAAGTTGAAGGACAGAACCAGCCTTCTTCAACTCCATCAGACTATCTTCATGAAGATCAAACTCCACCACATGATCTGGCATGTTGATGTCACGCTCAGGGATTGTCAACAATCGCTTTGCGGAATACATGTATTTGATCGAGGATCCGCTACCACCATGAATCTTCATGTGATTATCGAAGAACTCGAACGTCGGATTGTCGAACAGAGAGACAGTCCCAATGAACTTGTTTAGATCCCAGATACCAAACTCAACAGGAAACTCTTCCTGCACAGTGGCAATAGCCATCACGTTCTTCGCTGGTGTGATCGTCTTGATCACATTACCCTCTGGAATGAGGACATTTGAATTAAACCCTGCGAAGTTTTTCAACACCGCAAGTGTTTCTTTAGAAATTGAAATTTTGCTCATAATATAAACCTCACTTATTTAATCATCATAGTATTCATATCGTTTAGGATCATGTTGCATGTCACGAAGCATTTTCTTGCTGCTATTGCGATCTCGTCGTCGCTGATTCTTTCTTGTGCCTCGTGTCCTGTAAATATTCTCATCCGAATCAAAGGACTTCTTTGATTTTTTTCTTTTATCCACTTAAAATTCCTCCAAATGTTGAATTAGATTCCGTAAACGATACTTCATCATATATTCTAGGATCTTACTTCGATCCCCACTAATTTCTGTTTCCATTTGTCTCATGGTTTCCTCTTGAATATAATCGGGAACATGAGTCAAGTCAATAAGTCTTTGATTGCGTTCCATGAAGTTTCCTTCTTGAATAAAGCCAACCTCTTTCAGTTCAGCAATCTTTTTATTTGTTAATCGTGTTTGTCTGCGTCCCTCCACGAAAACAGCATCATCGCTGATTGCGTTTGGAACACCATCACTTGAGTCTCCACGGACGATATGATCGAGAAGAAACTCATGTGGATCATCACATTTCAAAAAACCCTTCTTCGCAGGACTGTATTGTTTTACATTCGGATACCGTTGAAGTTGCTGAAAGTCTTTGTCAGAAGAAACAATCATAATCTTTTCTTTCTGATGAAAGTTTTTAACGATGGTGGCAATCACATCATCCGCTTCAGCACGCTCCACTTGAACAAACCGATATGGGAAAATCCCCTTCATCTCTTCACGGATTGTGTGAAGTTCGTTGAAGATTTTACCCCAATCATACTTTGATTTTTTCTGTCGTTCGCTTCGATTCTTCTTGTAGTTTGGAAAGAAATCTTTTCTCCAAACATTTTTAGAGTCGTTGCAGACAATCAGTTCACCATAATTAGACCGAAACTTTGAAATATATTTTCGATAAGTGTTCAGGACAAGGTGACGAATAAATCCATAATCTTCCTCAGTTTCTGCCGACTTTGCAGCAGTAAAAATGCTGGAAAGGATTATTTGGTTGTTATCAATAAGAATAATTTTATTGCTCCTTTTCACATATCATAGCAAAAAATTAGGATATTTCAACCCACTGTTCAGAATTTCCGTCAGAGATATATTTAAATAAAACACCCGTTGTGGTGTCATACCACTCATCTCCGGCTTTGGCATCGGTCGGAGGATTTTTTCCGGAAGTGTGTGTGATGCTGTCTGACAATAAAAGCCAAATCTTACTATTATCTGGTGTTCCATCGAGGTGAGTATTTCTTACTTTTGAAACATAAGATGAGCCATTAAAAGTAACAACATCGTCCTTTTCATAAACTCTAGGTAAACCCCTAATATCAAGAGGTCTGTAATTCCCCCTAGGTCTCATGGCTTCCAGAACACCATAACTGGCTCGTGTTTTAAGTATCTACCGTTCACTTTGCAATAGTTCCTACAAGTTGGTTTCCCATCTTCTCCTACACGATTTTGTCCCGGCATTCCTTCGAGTGCCATCTTCAATGTATATTTATATTCTACACCATATTCTTCGAGAATATTTTTAGTGTCCTCTTGAAGTGGGAGATATTTACCGGACACCAGAATGTCTGCGATGTTCCACAAAAGATATCTCTCGGATCGTAACCAAGTAACTGCCGTTTCTAGTGTTGGACGAAGGAAGCCGTCTCTCCATGACTCGTAAGATGAACCAAACTTCTTGTAGGACTGATTCTCATTCTCACTGTATGCTTCACGGTTGAAGTATGGGGGTGAAGTAAAGACGAGATCAATCTCACCTTTGTGTTTTTGGAACTTTTCTTCAAACTGAATTACTTCTGACCCAAGACAATGGACTTCATAAGTGTTAACAGGTCCATTAAAAAATGTGTTTGCTCGGTTTGTTTTGGTGTTGTATAAATCTGCGATGGCTGAATACTTTGATGAACCGTCTGGCAAATAATTATCAACGTTAGGGTCAGTGCCGATGTAATGAATGTTTCGGTCATCACGAACGGACATCGCTCCGAGAATCCTACCTCCCCATCCTGCGGACGGATCATAGATTTTAATAACTTCTTGATCTTTGATATCTTCAGTAAATCTTTCATATAGATATTTCGCTGTCATTGGTGGGAAGTTCACGGCAGGTTGAATGTAACCAATTCGGAACGCTTTAAAATTAGTAGGAAAGACCTTCTTTCCCTTGTCGTATATGCGAATCGAATACACCTTATCATCCGGCATATTTTCGATATCGAATGTTGAGTGATGACGATACTGGAGTTGTCCAGAGTCTTTGAATCGCTGGACATCTTCTCGTGTGACTTGCAGGATCTTTGATTGTTCTAGTTGGAAGTAACCAGAGTTCAACCCGTCACGAATCTTAACTTGTTCTAGAATGAAGTCTTTACCAACGAACAAGTCGGGAGTCGAGAAGAAAGTTTCCAACCACTCCACCCCAGAGGACACATCAATCACAGCATACTTCTTGTCGTTCTTGATTGCCGACAACGCAAAACTATAAAACGAATCACGACGGAAGTGCCGCTTACATCCCTTGAAGAATTGCTCCTCACGATCTGGATCTGACACCAAGTCATAGATGGAGTAGCCGTTATCCTTTTCCGTGTAGTTGATTCGTGTCTTGAACAAGTTGTCGAAGAATTGATCTGCCTCCACACCCATTCGTGATTTGTTTACGATCACATCCCGTGGGATATCAGAGAGTTCATCATCACGCTCGAAATCACGAACAGGATAACTCTCAAGTTTGTTCCATGCTTCGATAATCTCTTCTTCGTTTTTGCCAGTTCGTGGAGGACAGCCGTAAGCATCCCACGCATCACAGATTGTCTTTCGCATTTCGACAACCCATTCACGAAACTGATCCTCATTCATCTCAAGGAGTTCCTCGAAGCAAACATTCACATCGCTGTTAATCACATAATTATTTCGTTCGTAAAATGGTTTCATTGTTTATGTTCAATTCCTCTTTCTTTGAGTCTCATATTTGTAATTTTTCTGAGAGTGTCAAACTTAGAACCCTCCACAATCGGTAAGTGTTTATGAGAAGAATTATGCCAATGCCAACCGAATGACTCTAAATACAAATAATCTCCCCCATGTTTATTATCAGTAAACCAACTTGCTCCGATTTTTTTTCGTAGTTTCATTGCCTCCTCTTTCGTTCTCCTTGGACTTTTACTAATTAACCATTCCGTATTAAAGAAAGGAGACGGGAAAATAGTATAATGATATCCTCTTTTCCAAAGCGAAGCAAACAAATCTTTACCCCAAATAGTAGATGCGCCGGCGATAGGCATAACCTTCAGTTCCTTGAGAAGTTCGTATGAAAATTCACTTTCCTTCTTCAAAGATAAAACCGTAGCACATGCTCCTTCATTTGCAAAATCAGTTTCAGAACCCCACTGATACATATATTCTTGATCTAAAATACATTTCCAATCACGAAGAAAAATAATATCCATATCGGCCCAAATACCACCATACTTGTGAAGTGCAAGAAGTCTTAATAAATCGCTTTGTAAGTAGTGTAGATGATCTTCAGATGTTAATTTCTGAATTTCATTTTCGATAATCGTTCCTTTTGCTTCTTCTACTGCGTTCCACACACGAAGATCAAGATATTTTTTGTATGGTTGAATTCGAGGGTTATCCTCAATGGAATAATCCGACCACACAATCAGTTTAGTTTTTTCTAAATTTTGTGTTGCAAGAAAAGACTTGATACACTCAAGTTCTTTTTCATTTTTAACTTCTGTGTAAACATGAAAGTTTGTTACTTCGTCTGGATATTCACAACTACAATCACTAAGATTGCAAAGAAATTCCTGACAACTCTCGAAGTCTTGATATAGTTCAGGATGAGATTCAAAACTTATGTTAATCATTGTAAAACTCCTAGTGATTTATTATTTTTTCACAAATGTAATCTATTTCAGTGTTTGTTAGTTCTGGATAAGAGGGAAATATTACAACTTTATTGTTAATATCTGTTGCAACTCTATCCTCTCCTTCGAGTGATAAGTGTTTATGTTTTTTATAGGAGTGAAACATAGGTCTTGTATCTATTTCCCATAAATCAAAATACTTTTTAGATTCAGAGTATGTTTTATACTTATCGAACTTTACTCCTAACATCCACATGGAGTGACTTGTATTATTTTCTTCTTGCTGTAAATGGACTCCATCAACAGAAGATAAATTATATTTGTATCTTTCAAACACTCTTCGTTTATTAGATTTTATGTAATCCAAGTGTTCAAGTTGTCCTAATAATATTGCCGCTTGAATATTTGTCATTCTATAATTATAGCCAAGTTCATCGTGAATGTATCTTTTTTCTGTTTGTCCCTGACCTCTTAACTTGAGAGCAAAATCATAAATCTCTTTGTCATTTGTAAGAAATGCTCCACCCTCACCACAGGTTACATTTTTATTTCCAAAGAAAGAAAGAGATGAACATAGAGACTTGGAACCAGAGGGAAAATTTTCGTATGTTCCAAAGAAACCTTCGCAGTTATCCTCTATAATTGGACAATTGAATTTTTTTTGAAGTTCTGGAACATTGATAATATTTCCTAAGTTATGAACGGCAAAAATTGCATCTCCTTTTTTGATATGTTCAACTTTCATGTTCCAAGTGTTTTCATCTAAATCCACACACTTAATATCCCAATTAAAATCATTCAAATCATAAAGTAAAGAATTATAAGCGGCAACATAACATGCACTTGGAACTAAAACTCTTTTTACATTAGGAGAAAATCTTTTTAGTGATCTGGTAACTAAGTGGGTAGCAGAAGTTCCATTGTTGGTCAGCAAAACATAATTGCAGCCAGATTGTTCTGCTAATTTTTCTGTGGAAAGTTCAATATACTTACCGATAGAGGATATCCATGATGAAGATATTGCTTCATGTGCATATTCAATACTTTTTTTCGGTATGTATGGTCTATAAACAGGTATCATAATAATTTAGTAAGTTTTGTGTTTCCTCTGAATATGCTTTCCAGAATCCAAGTCCTCACCAGAAGTAGCAGATTGCACAAGTTCAATTATTTTTTCATCTACTTCATCAATTAATTGGTTTCTTTGAACATTTAAATCACAGCATTTTTTGATGGAGTCAAAAAGTGCCTCTTGTTTTTCCTCTGTGGAAGTATATTTTTCCTTAAACTCCTCAAACGAGGTTCTTCTTACCTCATATAAGAACTCTTGATTATCCCACATTTTCATATCAATGGTTATAAGTTTATCAATCAATCCACCTAGTGTATCTGCCATAACAATTCCTTTCAATAGTTAAAGTAATATTTTTTATTATCTATGATGATGAACGCTCCGTTGTGTGGAGGACAATTAAAAGAATGAATTCTTCTATCTACTTCACAAGAACTCATGCTCATAGTTATTTCCCTAAACTCATCGAACATTTTTCTAGTGTAGTTCACACCTCCAATATTTTCTCTGCGGGGAAGGGTAATTCCATCCTTTATTTTTTTTATTGTTTTTTCAAACAGAGAAATCAATTCCAAATGACTTTTTTGTTTCAAGGATTTTACTGTTTCATTTTCAATATTAAAATAACTAACTTCGATAATATCTCCACAATCAATATTATCCGTCATGTGATGTGCAGTTACTCCCCAACGAGATTCTTTATTATACAATCCGAAGTTATAAACTGCAAATCCTTTATATTCTGGGAGTGGTGCAGGATGAAAATTTATACAAAGAGGATATTTAGAAAGAATATTTTTGTTTATTTTAGAGTGATAACAAACAGAAACTAAAACATCCGCATCCCTTAGATTTTTTTCATCTACTGATTCTGAAATCACATCAGAAATTTCAACATCCATTTCTTTTAAACTTGAACAAATATTATTCTGTAATTCTTGACCGTCAGATAAAACAAAAACTTTCACACAGTTGTCCATTCTTTCCTTGAGGATAAAACATTAGGTCGAACACTGGCATGGTGAAATAATTTAACTCCATCGGTGTCTAGATGTTCAGAGTAGCATCTAATAGAACTTTCTATGCAATGAAATTCTTTTGCATTTTCAATCACCTTACCATAATGAAAAATACTTTCAGT